TAAACTTTTATAAAGTTAAAGAAAATTTATGAAAAGGAGGAATGATTCTTGAAGTTTTATATTGAGTGGGAGAATTCATTACGAAAAATATATTGTAAAGAAATAAGAGCAGTTAATTTAGAAGAGGCTGAAAAACTTTTTGCAGTACAACATCCAGATGGTAAAATACTAAAAATCGAAGGGAGGAATGGTGTATGAAATTTGAAATTGTAGATGATATTTTTAAATCTAATCACGAATATCTTTCTAAATTACATCAATTAGATGTAAATAGCATAAAGGGTGGGGAAGGCAATATTCATCGAAGTAAATTATTTAATACAGAGAAAGCAAGAGCAATCCTTTTAGAAAATACAAAAATGAAATGAGGTGTGGGTGATGGATAAACCATTTACAATAATACTGAATAATCAAGGAAAAGCAATTGTAACAATGGACAATAGGGTTGCCGATGATGAAAGTGTAATGATTCAACGATTTATAGATGATGGATACATAGTGAAAAATGTTTCTGTAGATGAATATGATGAAATTCATATGAATGGAAATTTTAATTCATTCTAATTAAAAGAGACTTATCATTGAAAGGGATGATGAATGATGGAATTTAAAGTAGAGGATAAAATCAAGCATTATAAGGGTGGTATTTACACCTTTCTTGGTATTGGTACAGAATCAGAGACTGGTGACGAAGTAGGCATATACCGTAACGATAAAGATAATCGAATATGGGTAAGACCAATTGATATGTTTTATGAAGAAGTGAAATATAAAGGCGATTGGGTTCAAAGGTTTGAGATTCATAAGACTAGAAGTGTATTTGTTATGTGCGAGAACTGTGACTTTGAAATGTCAGCAGAAGGAATAAATCATCTACAACATGAACTTACAGATATTGAAGGTGCATTAGTTTCTGATGGTGGAGGAGGCTATTACAGTATATGCCCTAAATGTCAAAAAGACAGTCTAGTTTTTGAAGACTGAATATAGTTAATGTAGATTTATTATTAAAAATACATAATGAAGGATTGATTGATAAAATGAAGAGAGTAAACGAATTACGCGAATCGTATATTGAGTTGGAGAAAAAGAGTGGAGTTATATACAGCATGATTGACACTGAGTTAAACAAGCAGTTCATTTATAACGGTGTTGGGTGCTATGTTACTGGCTATGACTTAGAAGATGATTATATTAATATTCATCCAATTGATGGAGAAACAACTTTAAGTACCAATGGAAAAAATTTAGGAATTACTTTTAAGCAATTTGATGCGCATTTTGGAAATCGTAAATATAAAATTCACTTCTATAAAGGTAAAGAGGCGTTTGGTGATGTATTAGAGTTTTTGAAGACAGTAGAAGTTGATTTTGACTATATACCTAAATCTGATTCTGAGATCATTAAGCAAGGATTAAAGGAACTTGGTTCGTATCCTAAAAGCTATACTGCAAAAATCTATGAAATTAAATAATATTGGATTTTTATAAAAAGAAAGGATGATTTAGATGGGAGTTATTCAACCGAAATTTGAAATTAAATTAAATACAGAACTTGAGGATTTTGATTTACAATTTGACAGCATTGATGAAAACAAGATGTTTTTATCTCAATTTAATGGAAATAAAGATTTAGTGTATATGACATTGAATGATAAGCAGTTAAGTATGAATATTAATGAATTAAAGTTAGCTGTAGATATGTTACATAGTTCAAATAGTGAAATTAAATGATATCGCTCTATCATTAAAAATACATATATTAAAAGGAGATTTATAATGAAAACAAATACAGAAAAACAAGATGAATTATTTAACGATTTGAATAAAGAATATAAGCGTAGAGGTCGGAAATATGTATACAACATCATACATCAAATGAATATCGTTCCTAAAAATACATATGTAGAAACAAATTTTACACCTTTAGTGATGGATGGGATTATGGCTTATATTCAACATGTAGCTTGGGAAACTACTCATGAATGTTGTTATTCACTTGGTGAAGAAGAAGTCCTGGAAATCATTAATAAATTCTATACAGAAGTTAAATTTTTAGATGAACCTTACAAGTCATATTACGAAATTGATCTTTATGAAAATTGGGAAGCTAATGCTGCATTTGACTTTGAGAATTGCATGACAGAGTTTCAACAAGATGGATTATTAGAGTACATAAAAGCGATGTCTATTCGTAACAATTGGAAGCAGCAAGTATCATAATACAGTCATTTTATAAAATAAAGGAGAAATGAGGAGTTAACAATGAATTGGGTTAATACAATGGATAGAATTGAGAGAATTAAAATACTAATCGATCAAAATAATAATTATTATCAAAGCTTAGTAGGAAATGAATATACAGCAGATAACTTCGGAACTGTAGTGAAAATAGATAGCTTTGATAAAGAAACAGTAATGTTTAAATTATCGGTTGTTGATGGATATAGAATATGGTGGGATGGGGCTGAAGATTTTCTAAAGAGTGTAATAGCAAAACAATATCTATACAAGGTATAAGAATTTTATAAAAACAAAGTATTATTAAATACATAAAAGGAGATAGATGAATATGTCAAATTATAAAGTTTTTGAAATGAATGATTGTGATTGGGTAGCTTCAAAAAGTGAAGAGGAAGCGAAAAAGTGGTATGATCAATTCATCCCAAGAGAAGAAATCAAAGAATATTTTGAGGGTGAAGTATCTCTAGACAAACAAATTGTTATTTCAGTAAGTGAATTAACTGAAAGTGAACTAGATAAAGCTATTGAGATTCTTGGTGAAATGATTCCGCAAGATGAGGACTCTTTTAATGTCTCACTCAATGACTGGCTAAAAGTTATGTTGCCAAAACAAAATGACGAAACGTTTATTATTGCATCGACGGAGGGTTATTAAGGTGAACATAAGATACAATACATCTAAAAATGATGAAGGTAATGTAACAATAGAGGTGATTGTTGATGATTTAATCGTAGCAGTACTAAAACAAAAAGAGTCAAATGTTTTAACATTAGTACAAAAAGTGGATTTGAATACTGCTACAATTAGTGTGATTTTAAATGATTTTGTAAAGAGTAGTTATGATATAGCTGTTGCTAGACTGAGATTTGAATTAGATTTCTAATAAAATGAGAATATTATTAAAAATATAAAATAAAAAGTATGGCAATAAGTCATAGGGAGAATGGAAATATGAAGATTAACTTTAACAAAAAAGAACTCATGTTACTTCTGGAAACTGTAAAAGATTATCGGTGGGTAGGGGATTTTTCTAATAATGAATTAGAGAAAATGAAGCGTAAATTAAAATACAATATAAATAAATGTATGAATGGAGTTAATGCCCATGAAGATTGATGAGATAGTTATATCTAGAGTCATTAAGTCTATATACATGGGTTTTATTCTAGACAAAAAATCCAGTGAATATTTAGGAAAACATTATAAGGTAGCAAAAGAAGATATTTTAAAATTTATTGATGTGTTCAATAAAAATACAGATTTAAAATTTAATCATATTAACATCGAATTTGATGAAAACAGTTATGGTACAGGAATTAGAGTTAGAGCGATAGGGAACACTACATATCTGACAAAAGAGAAATTAAATATACTATACTCAGGCATCGAAGAATTGATTAATAGGAATTTAAAATTAGCAACTACTTCGAATGAACATATTGAAGTTTACGACTTAAATACTTTTGATTTATTGGACAGACATACATGGAATACAATGGGAGACAAATATTTGGCAAGCATCAGTAAACGATACATGGTTAATTTTATTCATTTGTATTCAGTTTCAGACTATTAATAAAAATACATATCTAAAGGAGAGTATCATAATGTTTTTTAAAGTGAAGGATAATGAAGGTAATATTTATACAAACAATATGTCACCTGATGCCGATAAATGGATTTTAGAAATTCATTTCGGAACATCTTATACACAAGTAATTGTTCAAGATAAGATTTCAAACGATCAAGGAGAAATTATATATCCAGAGAAGAATATTATTATTCCTATGAATGAACTACATTGGGTGGATATGATTGCTGTTAATAGTAATGAAATCGGAGAATGGGTAGTTCAATAAAAGTTATCTTTTATTTAAACAAATACATAAAAATGTATTGATGATAATTAGAATCGTGGTACAATAAGTAATAGATAAGGAAAGAATAGGTAATTAACTCTTTATCAAAATTGGATAAATACATAAAAGGAGAATGGATATGATTAAACTTAACGATGTAGAAATTGTATTTGAGAAATTTCCTAATGGTGAAACAAGAATGTTGTCAACGGACATTAAGGATACTGTGAAAAATGATAATAAAATAAGTTTCAAGTATGGAGATGATTCTGATTTAATCAAATTAATGTTCCTGAAAGAGTATTTAAATGAACATTTTGAATCGAAAAATCACTTACTTATTTATTACATGCCATATTCAAGAATGGATAGAGTAGAAGGTGATTCTGCTTTCACACTGAAGTATGTAACAAGTTTTATTAACAGTTTGAACTTTGATTCTGTAGAAGTTATAGAGCCTCATTCAAATGTAACACCTGCACTACTGAATAAGGTCAATTCAAATTACATTAACAACGATCTAATTACTAAGGTGATTGAGGAAATCAACTTTAATGAAGATGTGGATTCAATCATGTTCCCTGATAATGGTGCATCACAACGATATAAAAATATGAAATTTAAAAATGTCTTAATCGGAAATAAAACTCGAAACTTCCAAACAGGAGAAATTACAGGTTTAGAGTTAATTGGTAGTAAACATTCTCAAGGTAAGAAAGTATTAATCTGCGATGATTTAAGTTCATACGGTGGAACGTTTGTTAAATCGTCAATTGAACTAAAGAAAGAAGGATTTGAAGAGGTCTACTTACTAGTAGCTCATGCAGAAAACTCAATATTTAAAGGTGAATTATTCAATCATATCGATAAATTGTTTACTACAGATAGTATTTTAACTGAACAAGACAATTGGGAAAATCAGAAGTTCAAAAATCAATTAGTTATTTATAAACTATAAAATACATAATAAAAGGAGAAAATAATATGAATAATTATATCTTACCATCAACATTACTATGCGATTTCTACAAAACGAGCCACAAGGCGGTATATCCAAAAGGAACTGAAGTCATTTATTCAACATTTACACCACGAAGTAATAAGTATTTTCCGATTGCAAATGAGGTAGTCGTATTTGGAATTCAAGGATTTGTTAAGAAATATCTTGTTGATTACTTTAACGAAAACTTCTTCAAACGATCAAAAAATGAAGTTGTGAATGAATATAATCGAATTATCAAATTTACTCTTGGTGAGCAGTACGTTGATTCGGGACACATTGAAAAACTACATGATTTAGGGTGCTTACCAATCAAGCTAAAAGCATTAAAAGAGGGAACTTTAGCACCAATCAAAGTTCCTGTTATGACAATTGAAAATACGCATTCAGACTTCTTCTGGTTAACTAATTACCTAGAAACTCTAATTTCTACGGAGATTTGGCAACCAATGACTAGCGCAACTATTTCACATCAATACCGCAAACTATTTGATGATTATGCACTAAAGACCGTAGGAAATACTTTAGGAGTCGATTTTCAAGGACATGATTTCTCAATGCGAGGAATGTCTAGTTTAGAATCAGCGATGACAAGTGGAGCAGGGCATCTATTATCATTTACAGGCACAGATACAATACCTGCGATCATGTATCACGAGAAATATTATAACGCTAATGTTGAGAATGAATTAGTCGCTTCATCAATCCCTGCCACGGAACATTCTGTAATGTCAGCAGGGACTTCAGCAGACGGAAACAGAGATGAGTATGATACGTTTAAACGGATTATCACAGAAGTTTATCCTGAAGGTTTTGTTTCCATTGTAAGCGATACATACGACTTCTGGAAGGTAGTTACGGAAACTTTGCCTCAATTAAAAGAAGAAATCATGAATCGTAATGGTCGCTTAGTTGTTCGTCCAGACAGCGGTAATCCTGTAGATATTTTATGTGGTAAAAATTTACCTGAATTTGATGATATTGAAGACGCATTTGCAGAATACGAATTAGGATTTAGTCATGATGCAAAATTAATGATTAATGATGAGTGTACATCTTACAAAGAGAGTTATGATGTTAGAGTCGGAAATAAAGTAGTAACTCTTCAATTTAAAGCGTATGATTCTGAATATGAAATTGATACATATCAAGACTACACTTCACGAAATATTACAGCAGAAGACAAAGGTTTAATTGAATGCTTATGGGAAACTTTTGGTGGAAATATTACAGATCAAGGATACAAGGTATTAGACTCACATATTGGTGCAATTTATGGTGATTCAATTACTTATGAACGTGCTAAAGAAATTTGTGAGCGACTAGAAAATAAAGGATTTGCATCAACTAATGTAGTGTACGGAATAGGATCTTACACGTTCCAGTATAATACACGAGACTCATTTGGCTTTGCCATGAAAGCTACTTATGCAGTGATTAATGGTGAAGAAAAACTATTGTTCAAAGACCCGAAAACAGATGATGGTACTAAGCGTAGTCAACGTGGTAAGGTGAAAGTTTATGAGACCAACGGTAGTATTGCTTATGTTGATGGGCTATATAGTGAATCTGATTACAGTGACGACTTATTGGAAGATGTATTTATCGATGGTGAATTAGTGCGTGATCAAACATTAGCTGAAATTAGAGCAGTCCTTAATAAGTAACAAGCGTATGGAGAGTCTTAAGTGACTCTCTTTTTCTTTTATAATATTTCCCTTTTAACTAAAATTAAATAAAGAAATACATAATTAACACTTGATTTTATGTATTTTATTAATTATACTTAGATTAAGAAATCAAACATTGCTAAATTTTAGGAGGATTTTACATATGGAAATGACTACTGTGTATCACGGTACATCTTCTCACTATTTGGATAAAATTGAACAAGAAGGATTAGTAGCTCAGAGACATAGGAACCATGTTTACGTTACTACTGATTATGAAAAGGCAAAAGAATATGCTTTTATTTGGACAGGTGGACTTCTTTATGAAGAACAAAAATCATTAGACGCAGGTGAAATAGAATTTCCTATGATCGAAACTGAAGGTGTAATTTTTACTTTAAGTGTTCCCAAAAATTTATTGAAAGTGGATGATTATAATTTAGAGGGAGAGCCAAATCAATATAAAGTACAAAATAGTCTTTCTCCAGATTATATAGTTGATATTGAGGAAATAATTTTCGATGCTTTTTCAGATGAAGACTTTGATGAAGAGAAATATAATAGTGAAATTTTAAGAGCTAGAGCTTTATTAGTAGGTGTTTCTCAATGGGGAGAAGATTAGATAATATTCGTATTTTACTAAAAGAGTAAGGAGAGTTAATGATGAATGCAAAACAGTTATATAAATTGGCTAATGAATTAAATACAAAAGGAGATAATCAAATTTATGATGTGATTGATATTTTAAATCAATATGATAGTAGTATTGACCATCATGACACTAAGGTTTATTTAAATGAAAAAGTCGCTACAAAACGAGTTCATTATCAAGACTTAGAACATGGAGGTAAATATACATGGGAACTAACTACATTATGGTTTGAAAATAACCCTGTAGCAATCATTCAAATGGCAGGTAGATATGGTGAATCACATCAAGAACTATTTGTAACTAATAAAACTCTAATGGATAACGCAATTGACTACTTACGCAAGTTGATCGATGAGGAAGAAGTTGAGACTGACAAATTCATGATTGACGAAGAGGTAGAATTAGATAAATTAACTAATTTTCATAATCATAGTTTAGACGAGTTTTACCAAGAAAACTTAAATCCTGAATATAAAAAAGATGACAAGGTTATTGCTTCTGTTGTAGAAGAAAAATCATACGGATATATTTTCGATAATACTCCCATAATCAATAGTCTGGTTAAAATCACTAATGTAGAAGAAACCAATCCTTCTGAAACATATCGATTTTATGAGGTTGGAAGAAAGTACGATAGTGTTTGGAAAATGGGCGAAACTCGAAATATCATTACAAATATGGATACAGATGTTGAAGATGGATATCGTATCTTCGGAATTTTAAACAGTGATTTAGTACAAGTTAAATAATAATTCGATTTTATAAAAAGGAGAAATAAAAATGAGAATAGCAAAAGTGAATTTTAATCTGATTAGTAATCAACGTACAAACAAGAAGAAATATTACTTTAACACTGATATT